TAATCACAATCAAACGTATAAGTATCGTTACCATTATCTGTCATCGCTGTACAAGTCAAAGACTTATTCATACGTGCAAATACTGGCAGTAAACGAGTATATGTTTGTTGTTTATTCATTAAATAGCCCAATGATTAAATGATTTAATTTTACCGTTATAAGTTGGGTAATCTGTTGAATTATCGTTAATGTAAATCTGTAAACTTCGGTAAGTTTTAACAGCTTCATTATAATTCTCATAAACTTGAGTACTATTAAAATCAGCTGTTGTACTTACTTCGTTTTGTGCTACTACGCCACCAGTAGGCGTTATTTTTACGGCTGTTTCACTTACATAATGAAAGTAAATAAACCCTATTAACATTTCTTTTAAACCATTACTAACCACATCGCATCCATTTATTTCAGAAGCAAAAGAATTATATAAATCTTTGTAAATCTGAGTGTCAGGCTCTATAAATGGAGTTGTAATATCAGCATAAAATAAAGTAGCCAAATTCACACCTAATAAATCATTTAAGTATTTGATTTCATACTTGTCAATGAACGCTTGTAAATTAGTGGTTAAGAAATTATTTTGAGTTATTGAATATTTACCAATAAAATCAGTTGTTCTAACAATCTTAGCCATTTATTTATCTTTAGTAGCGAGTGAGAGATTCGAACTCCCGACCTTAGGGTAATGAACCCCACGAGCTACCCCTGCTCTAACTCGCAATATTTAGTACTTACTTCTTATTAGGTAAAATATATGCCTTTTGAGTGGCTACCATTGTTCCTGTTCCTGTATAAGAAATTCTATAATAACGATACGGTGAACCAGTTACAATAAACAATTTACTATTTGTTGTTTGGTCTGTTGGTGTGTAACTTGTAACGTCTGCATAAGCTGAACTTACAGTTACAAAATTAGTCCCATCAATAGAGCCTTGTAATGTTGCTGTACCTCCAACTGTTCCGCTTACTTTAGTAATAACGCTTTGAATTGTTACAGTATTATACCATAATGTCAAAGGTAAAGTTAAAGTACTGCTACCAGAGTTAGTAGTTGTTTGTGTTGTTGCTGCTCCATTAGTAAAAGTTAAAACAGTATGCTTATTACTTGAGCCAGCAGTTAATAATGATGCAATTGGCGTTGCTACCATAGTTCCAGTACCAGTAAATGTTACTTTGTAATATAAGTAATTGTTACCTGTTAATGGAAATATAGCTGTATTAGTTGCCTGATCAGTTAAAGCTAATGTACTTGAACTTAAGGCTACATAATTAACGCCGTCTAAACTTGCACTAACCGCTACCGTTCCTGCTACCGTTCCAGTTGATTTAGTTACAACTGCTTGGATAGATACGTTTTCAGCTACTGCATTAGTTTGTAATGTTGCTGTTACAGCCGTGCTATTTGTCATAGTTACAGCAGATTTAGTCATTACTTGAATGTTTTGAGCATTTAAGCCAAACGTTAACAAGCATAAAAATAATATTAAATTTTTCATTTTCTTTTTAGTTTTTAAGTTTTGCAAATCCCTTATTAATTAAAATATTAGCAATATTCCCACTTACCTCTTTTTCAGTATCTTCAATTACTTGTTTACTTGATGCTAACATAATAATTGTAACTACTTCTCTTTCTGGTATGTTTGAAATCTCTACATTTTCAGTAGGTTGCTCAATATTTTCTATTTTTTTACTTTTTGCCATAATTTTTAAATTAAGCCCCCACAATTAAGTGAGGGCTATTAATATTAAGATAATAATAAAGCAGCTTTTGCAGTAGTGAAATCACCTTTAACAATTACTGGAGTATCATTAGCAGAAGCAAACTGTACTAAACGACTTTCAATTAAGATTGTTTTCTTATTGTTAATAAAGTCATTACCGTCTAATCCAATTTGGATATTAGTTTGCTCTCTAAATAATACATTCATTACTGACATATCACCACCAATAAACTCACCGGCAGTTACAGCAGCAGTAGAAATTAATCTCATGCCAGCAACTACTAAGTTACCGTCTACATCTTGGTAATATTTCCATAACGGCTCACCAGTACTAGATTTTACAGCTCTCATAGCTTGTAAAGTAGATGGGTGAACGAATACTGCATTAGGCATACCATTAGCAATCTCAACTTGAGTAGCAATAGCATTTAAAACATCCCATTCATTAGCTCTTTCGATTAAGTTAGCTTGAGCACCAGCAGAGAAAGCAGTAGCAACTGTTTTAGCTCCGTTTAAGTTTTCACCGATATTATCACCAGCTAATAATTGATCTTCAATCTTAATTTCCAAACGCTTCATTAAGTTGTTTTGGATATAAGAAATTAATTGAGGTAAGTCAGCTAACATTTCAGTTGTAACTTTACCGTAAACCGCAATCTTTTTAACGTTTGCTGTTTTCTCAACATACAATACTGATAATTGTGTTTTACCAACACCCTCACCAATAAAAATTGGAGTTCCTTGCTCGTCAGTTTCTTCAACCCATAAAGCACGAGGGCTAGAAATGTTACCAACTGATACAGTAGCTAAATATTTCTCTACACGTTTACGGATAGGAGAAATAATACCAGTATTTTGAGTTAACGTATACTGAGTTGTACCAGCACCTATTGAGTTAGCAGTTGTAATGTCAACAGCAGATTTAACCTCAATATTTAAAGAGTGAGATTGTTTACCACCATTATCAACGATAGATTTAATCTCAGCAGATTTCTCATCAAATGCTTTTTTCAAAGCTGATTTAAAAGACTCTGCTACTTCTTTTTTCTCTAATGCAACTTCTTTAGCCGCTTTTAATTCAGCAGCGATACGAATGCACTCATCTTTTACAGATTTGAACTCGTCAGCAGTTACATCCGCTTTTTTCTCTTCTAATTCTTTTACTTTAGATTTTAATTCAATAATTAAATCTTTGTTTTCTTTAGAACCATCTGCAATAACAGATTTTAATTCTAATACTAGAGCATCGTGTGCTGCTTTTTCTTCTGGTGTCATTTATTTTGTTTTTAAGTTTGTTAATAAGTAATTTATTGTTTGTATTGATTTGTTTTGAATCGGCTCATTATATTCATTAAAAGTGATACCATCGGCTTTTAATTTATCTTTGAGTGATTTTGCTTGTATAGAAAGTTTATCAAACTCTTCTAAAAATGCTTTCCCTGATTTTTCAGATATATTACCTTTGCGTAAAAATTTCTCAATTTCTTCCATTGAGTATTTAATATCCGTAAATGATTTGATCGAAATAGTTGTAGCGTCTAAATTAGCTGGTATATTAGTTACTGATGTAACACCCCACAATTTAGCTTCAGTAATAGTTCTAATATCTTTAACCTCGTCATAAGACCATTTAATAGCGTTATATTCCATTGAATGCCCTTTGATAATACCAGCTTTATATTGCTCAAAACAATCTAAACCATCTTCTGTTTTAACTGCTAATTGAGAAACTACATAAGCCCCTTTATTATCTTGACCGAACTCTAAAGGTTTTCCAACTGCTTCGCAATGGTCACGATTATGATAGATGTGTTTAAAATTTTCAGAAACTGTTTTAATAAAAGCACTTGGAGTAACAATATCCCCAACTAAATCAACATTATTAAAAGCAGAGTAGTAAAAAGACACTATTCCTTTAGCCTCTTCAAAGTCTTTTAACTCTAATTTATTAGTAATTTTACTATTCATTAAATTAAGTGTTACGTATTTATCGCAAAAACTTGCCGTAAAATTACAACTAATTATTATTAAATGCAAATTTATTTAAAAATAATTTGTAAATTTGCGATTATTGCAAATAATATAAACCTAATTAGTAAATAATGCAACAAGATATTAACTTTGTCGAGCGTTTTTTTAACCTGTTTAATAAGAAAAACCAACGGAAACAGTACTTTGATACCAGAATAAACTACCAAATTAACAAAGGTGAAGTGTATATTGATACAGATGTGCCTTACGACCTTTACAATACTATACCACAATTAAGAACACCAGTTGACAAGTTAGCAGCCATGTTTAGTAACGGCGTGTTTAAATATCAGAAGATTGGTAGTACAGAATTAAAAGAATTACCGCCAGAAATAGCCAAATTATTAGAAAATCCAAATATATTACAAGGTCAAAACCCTTTTTTAAATCAATACTTGAGGCAGTTGATAGTGTATGGTAATCAATTCATATATAAAAACAGTGCCAGTAAAATCACCACAACCCCTCAAAGTTTGATTAATGTAAGTCCTGCTAATGTAAAACCTAAATTAACAGGTAAATTATTTGATCAAGTTAGTATGGATGGAATAGTTAGCAATTTCGAGTATAACGAAAATGGAACTGTTAAAACGTTTAAAACAAGTGAGATTCTTTGGTCAAAGATTAGCGATTTAGATAACAATTTAATAGGTTATAGCCCTTTAAAGGCTATGAAATACCCATTAAGTAATACAGTTGCAGCGTATCAAT